TTCCATTTGACTTCAAAGGTTTTGATCATGAAGTACAAACAATTGAACTTGAATCTATAACCAAAAGAATACTACATGCTGCTAGCGTTGCCCTCAGCACTGATCCTATTTTTGAGAAAATGAGCAAAAGTATATTTGATTCGTTTGACAACAGCTATCTGAGTGTGAATCTAGATCCAGTAGAAGCAGATAAAATTAGAAGTGGTGAGTATAACATAAATGATGTAATTGACAAGATTATAATGAGCAAAAAATTCATTAAGGAGTCAAAAGGGTTAAGAGTTGATAGGGAAAATTGGAAATTGGAAGGGAATAGATTAACTTTGTATGTTTTTGGTGGATTATTGAGTGGCTTAAGGTATACATCTATATTTGGTAATGGATACAATTGTATTGTTACTAACTATGTTATTGATTTGATGGAATGTTTGGGCGAAAGTCGAACTGATTTTGAGTACAATGTTCAAGGTGATGATACAAATATAATGTGTAAGACTATAAGACAGGGTATAATGGTTATTCAGTTATACAAATCAATGAATATGAAATACGATCCCGGTAAGTTTAGTGTACAAATTGGAAATAGTGAATATTTGCGTGTTTGGATGGATCAAACATCATGTAAAGCTTATCCAGCTAGAACACTACCGAACTTAACTCAGAGGAAGCCTTGGTCAAACACACCTTGGAGTCCAGAAACAGTAATAAGAGGGATTTGGGATAAGATGGGAATATTAAAACGCAGGGGTTATGATCATGGAGTATGTGACAAGTATTGGAATATATTGAGTACAAGGTGGTGTGAACTGCACAGGTTGCCACTAAAATCATTGAGTATACCCATAGCATTAGGAGGGTTTGGAATATGTGTATGGGATGGAATTTCAACAATTAGTCCTAAAATACCAGGAGTTGAGAGGTTTGGTTTTGAGATGACAAGTATTACAAAGGAAAGAGAAGAACATTTAACATTATTGCATAAGGAGATGAATATATCATTTAATGTTGATTTTAAAAAGATGGCATCCGATCAACTTAATTCAGTTGTGTCCTCAGATGATGTACCTGAAGCCAGTATAAACAACAGACACATGTGGAAGTCAATGATACTAAAGATGAACTTTGTAATAAAAGAAGCTCAGATCGAACCTATGGTGGGAGTTAATGGTGCTGAAATAATGTCAAGAGACATAAAACCAACAGATTCATTGAGTTGGAATTTTTGGAGTAACATTGTACGTACTAAAACCGCGAAATATGGGCGGTAGTAATATTAAAAATGCTGTTACACAATTTAAATATTTTAAAAAATATAGTACGGAGGTTGCTCCTACACTATCGGAGTGGTTAAAAATAAACTACCCACAATTTTATAACGCG